TTAAAGAGGTTAATGATCCACGCATGTGGGTTAAAGCCAATCCTAACATCGGTCTTACGGTTACATACGAAGCGTACCAGCTGGATGTTGAACGAGCCGAGAAAGCTCCTGGTGCTAGAAACGACATTCTGGCTAAGAGATTCGGCATACCGATGGAAGGTCTTACCTATTTCTTTACATACGAAGAGACCAAACCCCATAGAAAACGAGATTATTGGCAGATGCCATGTGCTTTAGGTGCAGATTTGTCTCAAGGAGACGATTTCTGTGCCTTTACTTTTTTATTCCCGCTACCGAATGAGCATTTCGGTATAAAGACAAGATCATACATAACGAGTATGACATTAATGAAGCTCCCCGTGGCTATGCGAGTCAAGTACGAGGAGTTCATAAGAGAGGGGTCTTTAATAGTTCTAGACGGTACAGTTCTAGACATGAGCGAAGTTTACGATGACTTAGATGCTCACATCGACCGAACCGGCTATGATGTCCGGTGCTTTGGTTATGACCCTTACAACGCAAAAGAATTTGTTGAGCGTTGGCAGAAAGAGAACGGGCCATTTGGAGTTGAAAAGGTTAGACAGGGTGTCAAGACTGAATCTGTTCCTCTTGGCGAGTTGAAGAAACTTTCTGAAGAAAGAAGATTGCTATTCGATGAGCAATTGATGAGCTTTACAATGGGTAATTCCATAGTAATAGAAGACACTAATGGCATGAAGAAGCTACTTAAGAAACGCTACGAGGAGAAGATTGATAACGTAGCAGCAATGATGGACGCGTGGGTAGCTTACAAGATGAACAAAGACGCGTTCGAGTAAGAGAGAGGTAGAAAATCAAAATGAGGTATCCTGATTACTTAATGCATCATGGCATCAAGGGAATGAAGTGGGGTGTTCGCAGATTCCAGAACAAGGATGGTTCATACACATCACTTGGACTTAAGAGAGAACGTGGTAGTTCCGGTGGTTCTGGAAGGGCTAGAGCTGGCTCTGGTTCAAACGCCGAGGCTCGTAAAGCTAGAATTAAGAAAGGACTTAAGATCGCAGCAGGTGTTGCTGGTGCAGCAGCTGTTGGTTATGGCGCATACCGTCTTGCTAAGAGTAAGAAAGGCCAGGAAGTGATCGGTCAGCTCCGTCAGAAGGGTGCTGAGGTAATGTCCGAGAGATATTCCAAGCAGAGAGCTAAGAGCTTTGCTAAGAAGTATGGCAAGACTAACTCTAGTGTATTGGGTCAAAGAGCTGCAGACAATATTAATCGCGATATGGCGAGATTAGATAGACAGCAGGCTAGAGCTGCTAACTTTGCTAAGAAATTTGGCAAATCTAGTGGTGAGGTTATGAAGACTCCGTCTGGAAGAATCCATAAGATCAAAGGTAAAGCTGGGTCTGTTGTAGATGGTGCTAAGTCCAGATTTGAAGGACTTCGCCAGAAAGGTGCTGAGGTAATGTCCGAGAGACATTCCAAGCAGAGAGCTAAGAGCTTTGCTAACAAGTTCTCCAAGTCTACTGCTCAGTCTCAGGCAGAAAGATTCAAAGCGGCTTCCGGTAAAGCCAGAGCTTTCAACAATAGCCAGTCTAGTAAAGCTGCTAATTTCGCTAGCAAGTTCGGCAAGAGCAACAGTGCTCTTACAAGATCTGGTAATTACAACTATGCTGCTAAGAGGGCTAGAGCTTTCAACAATAGCCAGGTAAGTAAGGCTTCGAACTTCGCTGCTAAGTATGCTAAGAGCAATGCTCAGCTTACAAACACACCTGGAAGAAATCTCAGGAGAGGTCTTACTAAAGGTAGACTTAATGCCCAGGGCGCTCTCAGAAAAGCTGGCGGAGCTGTTAGAAGAGGATACACTAGGTTAGACAACGCTTCCAGAAACGACCCAAGAGTTAGCGCCGGTATCTTTGCTGGTAGCGCTGCCGCAACATATGCAACTGGTAGAGCTATTCAGAACAGACTCAATAAGGGTAGTTCGTCTAGAAAATCTAGTAGCAGACCGAGAAGAACAAGCGCTGAGCAGCAGCAGGCTAGAACAAATCGTAAACGTCGTATGAAAGCGGCTCTTTATGGTGGTGTGATCGGTTACGGTATCGAGAGACATAGACAGAACAAAGCAGCTAGAGGCAGGAGATAAGTATGCAGTATCCGGATTACTTAATGCATCATGGTGTTAAAGGGATGAAGTGGGGCGTCCGGAAGAACCCGTTGAGTCGAGCCGGTTATGCCCTTGCAAGAAGTCCCATGGCTAAAGTTGGTTTGAAGGCAGGTCAAAGCATTAAGACTAGACGAGCCAACCGTATAGCTAAACGTAGAGCCAAAATAGATAGATATGATAGATCTATTGAAGCTGAGCAGAAGATGAGTCCTGCTGAGAGACGTAAAAAGCATCTTAGAACTGCAGCAAAGGTCGCTGGTGTAGCTGCTGGTGTAGGTCTTGCCAAATATGCACTTGATCGTGGGGCTACAAAAGGTTTGACCAAGATTTACAATAAGTACAATCCGGGTGGCGTTGAAGGTTTGGCTAGAGCTATGTCTGGAGGTAAATACGGAGGAAAAGACATCGACAAATACCTTCGTAAATCTGCCGCTAGTAGCGCTATCAAAACCGGAACTAATGTGGCAGGGGCTATTACTGTAGCTAAAATGGCTCAGAGAAGCATGGCCAACCGCAGAATTAGAAACAAGAGACACCAAGAAAAGATGCAAAGGCGGAAGTAAATCAAAATGGGATTAATGGATAGAATCAAATACGCCTGGAACGCCTTCATGGGACGTGACCCGACACCAACGTCGGATGTTGGCATTGGGTATTCTAGGCGCCCTGACAGATCCAGACTAACTAGAAGTGGAGAGAGAACTACTGCAACATCTATCTACAACAGAATCGCTATGGATGCTGCTAAGATTGAGATAAAACATGTTCGTAAAGATGAAGAAGGTCGCTATATTGATACCATAAACAGTACTCTTAACGAGTGTTTGAATGTGGAAGCCAATCTAGACCAGACCGGACGTGCTTTTCGACAAGATGTTGTCTTATCCATGCTCGATGAGGGCGTTGTCGCTATTGTTCCGGTAGAGATGTATGAGAATCCATTTACTGGTCAGTTCAAGATTGCATCTCTTCGTGTTGGAAAGGTTCTTGCATGGTATCCTGCTCACGTGAGAGTTCGTTTGTACAACGAATGGACTGGTAAACATGAGGATCGAGTGCTTCCGAAGCGACTTGTTGCTCTTCCTGAGAACCCGTTGTATCCGGTTATGAATGAGCCGAACTCGACACTTCAGAGACTCCTTAGGAAGTTTCAGTTGCTTGATATGGTGGACGAGCAAACCTCTTCTGGAAAGCTGAACATTATTATTGGTCTTCCGTATGTAGTAAAGACTGAATCCAGAAGGAAGCAAGCTGAACATAGAAGAGCTGAAATCGAAGCTCAGCTAACCCAGTCCAAGTACGGTATTGCATATACCGATGGTACAGAGCACATTACTCAATTGAATAGAGCGCTTGAGAACAATCTCCTTAGTCAGATCGAGTACCTACAGAAGATGCTGTATGGGCAACTTGGTATGACCGAGGAGATTTTTAATGGCAGTGCCGGCGAAGAAGCCATGCTTAACTACTATGATAGGACAATTGAACCAATCCTCTCAGCAATTACAGACGAGATGAACAGGAAGTTCTTGACTAAAACGGCTAGAACCCAACGGCAGGCTCTAATGTTCTTTAGAGATCCGTTCCGTTTGATTCCGCTTAAGACTCTTGCTGATGTATCGGCAAGTCTGAAACAGGCTGAGATTATTAGTTCTAACGAAGGTAGACAGGCTCTCGGCTTCAGACCAGACAAGAACAAAGAGTCTGATGCACTTAGAAACCCGAACATTAATCCTGAGAAGGATAAGAACAAGAATGCCGAGAATGGCGAAGAGACAGAGGACGATCCTGATAAGCCTGGAAATCTTCTGAAGAACCAAAGCCCGGCAGAACTAGAAGGTACAGGGAGTTAATTCAAAATGGCAGTTCCTAAAGGACGATACGACTTTTCTGGTTGGGCTACAAGAAACGATTTGAAATGCAGTGATGGTAGAACAATCAGGAGAGACGCTTTTAAAGATTGCGATGGCGACACAGTTCCACTTGTGTGGCAGCATCAGCACAATTATCTCGAAAACGTGCTTGGACATGCTCTGCTGGAGAACAGACGTGACGGCGTATATGCCTACGGCGTGTTCAACGATACACCGGAGGGTAGAGCAGCTAAGGCTAGAGTTATGAATGGCGATATTACAGCTCTTAGTATTTATGCCAATCAACTTACTCAGCAGAACGGCAACGTTCTTCACGGAAAGATTCGAGAACTCAGTTTGGTATTATCGCCAGCTAATCCGGGAGCGTACATCGAATTCCCGTCTTTATCGCATGGCGATGGTTTAGACAGTCTTGACGAAGTCGACGAGTGTGTCATCTACACTGGAATGGATATTCGTCTTGGCGATTCATTAAAACATTCATATGAAGAAGGAGAAAGTATGGATTACGAAGAGATCTATGACACATTAGACGATGACCAGAAAGAGCTTGTAGACGCGCTTGTCAACCAGGCAGCCGAGGATGCTGCAGATGCTACAGCTGACGCATACGAGGACGTTATCGATGAGTATGAGGATACTCTCGATGATTACGAAGACGTTCTTGATGAGTATGAGGACGCTATCGGCGATGAGTATGATGATGACGACGAGTACTACGACGATGATGACGACGAGTACTACGACGACGATGATGTAGAGCATGGTGATTATTATGGAGAGACTTTTATGAAACACAATGTTTTCGATGACAACTACTATGATGACGATGTCCTTGCCCATGGCGACGAGGAATTCATGGCCTTCGAAGAAGATGTCATGAGAGACATTAAGAGATACGGTAGCTTCCAGGATTCCTTCCTTGCACATGCTGAGGAGTATGGTGTTACTGATCTCGATTATCTGTTCCCGGAGTACCACAATCTTGATGATACACCGCAGTTCATCAAGCGTAAGACTGAATGGGTGAAGAAGGTCATTGATGGCGTTCGTCATACACCGTTCGCTCGGATCAAGAGCCTCTTTGCCAACATCACAGGCGAGGAAGCCAGAGCCCGTGGTTATATTAAGGGTAACAGAAAGAAAGAAGAGGTCTTCACGCTGCTTAAGCGTGTGACCACACCGACAACTGTTTACAAGAAACAGAAGATCGATAGAGATGACAAGCTGGATCTCAAGAACTTCAAGATCGTTTCTTGGCTGCAGGGTGAGATGAAGATGATGCTTGAAGAGGAATCTGCCCGTGTAATGCTGTTCCCGGATGGCAGACCTACCGACAGTGAAGATCATGTAAATACAAACTGCATCCGCCCGATCTGGACAGATGATGACCTCTTCACGATCAAGAAGACTGTCAACAGCAAGCAGGGTGAAGAGTTTGCTGAGACCTTCATCAATTTTGTTATTAAGACGCGTCCGGAATACCGTGGATCTGGTAAGCCGTTCCTCTTCGTCACAGAGGATACACTCACAGACATGCTTCTTCTGAAGGACGGTATGGGCCGTAAGCTCTATAAGAGCGTTCAGGAACTGGTTGACATCATGCGACTTGGCGGAATTGTTCCGCTTCCGAATGAGATTGTTCCGACAGACTTCCTTGGTCTTGAGGTAAATCTTAGCGATTACGTTGTAGGTACCGATAACGGTGGCGAAGTTACATGGTTCGATCAGTTCGATATCGACTATAACCAGATGAAGTACCTGGCAGAAGCCAGATTCTCTGGTGCTCTCACAGTTCCGTACTCTGCGATCGCTTACAAGAAAGTCACTAATTGAGGTAATTCAAAATGGCACGATGGTTCGGCAAAGTTGGGTATTCGATAGATGACGAGACCGCCCCTGGTGTCCACAATCCAAGAATTGTTGAACGAGAGTCTTATGGGGATATTATCAAGGCTACAAGTTCATGGAATGGAAGTTCTGAAGTGAATGACAACCTGGTGCTTAATAAAACAATTAGCATTGTAGCCGAACCATTCGCCTTTGAGCACTATTCCAGAATTGTATATATAGAGTACATGGGTACTAAGTGGAAAGTAACGAGCGTAGATCCACAGAGACCACGACTCGTTTTAACGACTGGCGGGGTTTATGTAGAATGAGTGATAACAGAATAGAACTTCACAATAAGCTTAAGCGGCTTTTGGTTGAAAGTGGCGGCGGTTTAGCAAAAGATGTGTATTTTCAACAACCTGAGAACATAAAGATGTCATATCCGGCTATAGTGTACGAGGTAGACGGCGTTCAGGAACAAAAAGCTAACAACAACACATACTTCGCAATGAAACGCTATTCTGTAGAGTTTATGACCAGAAATCCCGATAAGTCGTTGATTGACAAGTTTCTTCAGGAGTTCAAATTTTGTAGCTTCAGTAGAAGCTTTGAGTCAAACAATCTGAATCACTACATTTTCACAATTTATTATTAAGGAGATTATTATGCCTGAAACAAAATTTGCTCTTGTATGGGACGATATTGGCGAGAAAGTTTATGAGACTGGTTGCGATCGAGGTGTCCTGTATCCAGTAGCTTCCGATGGAACATATCCTGAGGGATTTGCTTGGAATGGTCTTACTGGCATCGACGAGAGTCCGTCAGGTGCCGACTCCAACAAGGAGTTCGCAAACAATGAAGTCTATGCAAACCTCAGAGGTGCTGAGGAGTACGGTGGATCTATCTCCGCTTTCACATATCCTGATAAGTGGCGTGAGTGCGATGGACACCGTGAGGTTGTACCGGGAGTCATCGTTGGGCAGCAGAGTCGTAAGGGTTGGGGTCTTACATACAGAACCCTCAAAGGTAACGACACTGATGGTCTTGACTACGGTTATATTATCCACATTGTCTATGGTGCTACAACTTCCCCAGCAAGCAGATCTCATCAGACAAACTCCGATTCTCCGGAGCTTGAGACAATGAGCTGGGATTTCGACACTGTCCCGGTAGCTGTTAATTATGCTGGCGCTCAGCTTAAGAAGACGTCTACACTTGACATCGACAGCACGACTGTTGACTCAGAAAAGCTGGCTGCTCTTGAGAAGATCCTTTACGGTACAGCAGCTGATGGTTCTACAGCAGCTGTCAAGGCTCGTCTGCCGCTCCCGGCTGAGGTTATTGGGCTTCTTGCGTAATATTTGATCATTTTTTTTGTAGTGGGCTGGCCCAATCGGATACCAGCCCATTTTCTATTAAGGAGGCATATTCATGGTAAAACGGACAATCAAGTATACAGATTTTAATGGTGAGCAGCGTGTGGAAGATTTCTACTTCAATCTTACGGCAGCAGAAGTAGCCAAGATGGAGTGGTCTAAGAATGGTGGTCTTTCCACGTTTATGAAGCGTATTTTCGACGCTAAAGACGTTACTGAGATTACAAAGGTTATCGATCAGGTAATCATGGAAGCATACGGTGAGAAGTCTGATGACGGTAAGTACTTTGTTAAAGGTAAGGATCATGAGAGAGCTAGAGCTTTCATGGAGACCCAGGCATATTCTGACTTCTACTTCGATCTCATCAGCCGCAAAGGTGCTATGGCACAGTTCTTTAACGAGCTTGTTCCAAAGGAACTTGCTGACAAGGCTGAGGTTTTGGCTAAGCAGGTTGAAGAGGAAGAAGCTAAACGTTTAGAGGGCGCTATCGGAGCATGATCAAGATAACTATACCGCCAAGTGAATTGTGGGACGATAATCGGCAAGAGTTCATAACGATTACAGAGCCTATTATTATTCCTATGGAACACTCATTAGTGTCTATACATGAATGGGAGAAGCAGTGGCACAAACCTTTTCTGAAGAAGTTCCCAAAGAAGACTACAGACGAGACAGTGTCATATTTGGCGTGTATGTCGTTACGCGATGATGTTGACCCAAAAGTGTTTTACGCCATCCCTAAAGGTGAGATGGAGCGGATAAACAAGTATATAGAAGATCCGATGAGCGCTAGACCAAAGAGTAGCGGACAACGAAGTGCTAAGAGAGAGACTATAACTGCAGAACTCATTTACTTTTGGATGTTTACCTACAACATACCTTATGAGTGTAGAGAGTGGCATCTCAATAGTCTTTTGTCGTTAATAGAGCTGTGTAGTATAAAGAACACTCCGCCAAAGAAGATGTCCGCATCACAGAAGTACGCCAAGTACAATGCACTCAACAACGCTAGAAGAAAAGCGTTCCATACAAAGGGTTAATACATCAATGCCGGTAGTTAGTTTTAAACACAAAGGTAATTTCGAAAAAACTTCTAAGTTTCTACAGAGGGCCAAGAAGCGAGAATTCTACAAGAACTTAGATCAATACGGTGAAATGGGGGTTCAAGCTCTAATGGCTGCTACCCCCATAGACACAGGAGCTACGTCTAAGGCGTGGCACTACAAGATAGAGCAAACTAAAGATTCCGTATCAATTGTTTGGTACAACACCAACGTTAATGAGGGAGCCAACATAGCGCTCCTTCTTAACTATGGTCATGGCACACCTACCGGTGGGTATGTCCGTGGTAAGAATTACATAAAACCGGCTATGAAGAAAGTCTTCAAAGAGATTGAGGACGGAGTATGGGGGGAGGTGACCAAGAATGAATAGAGACGCTGTTGATGAGAGATTAGTCGAGATGAAATTCGACAATGAAGACTTCGAAGATGGTGTGTCGAAATCCATAGGTACTCTCGACAAACTCAAGTCGGCATTGTCTTTTGATCATTTCAAGGATGGCTTCTCTTCAATTCAAAATGGGGTATCGGACCTCTCGTTCTCGCCTATAGAAGATGGTTTATACAATCTTCAGAACAATCTTGACATGTTTGAGATGATAGGTTTGCGAGCTATGCAGCGTGTAGCAGACGCTGCCGTTGACATGGGGCAGAAGTTGATCGATGCCATTGCTATAGATCCTATCAAATCCGGTTTTCAAGAGTACGAGACACAGATTAATGCAGTTCAGACAATCATGTCTAACACTGAGGAAGCTTTTAAAGATGTTTCTGAACAAGAACATCTTGACAAAGTAAATGGTGCTTTGGATGAACTAAACAAGTATGCCGATAAGACCATTTACAATTTTACGGAGATGACTCGTAATATTGGTACGTTTACAGCAGCTGGTGTTAGTTTGGACCAGTCTAAAACCGCCATCCAGGGTATTGCTAACATGGCGGCCGTTTCAGGTTCAAATGCTCAGCAGGCATCTACTGCAATGTACCAGCTTTCTCAAGCTTTAGCGGCTGGTAGTGTCAAGCTTCAGGACTGGAACTCTGTAGTTAATGCCGGTATGGGTGGCGAAGTCTTCAAGAAAGCTCTCCAGGAATCTTCAAAGGCT